AACCATTATCAATATTTAAAATATTTTCGTTATCAGTAGCAGTTGGAGTTTCTACATAAATATCCCAAAATACAGTCCCCTCTGTTTGTCCTATTAAACTACTTATTCCTGTTTTAGAAATAACATCAGCATTACGAGTAACTGAACTTGCTACTGTAGGAATGTATGAAGTAGCGTAAGCACCTGCCTCTACTTGAGCGCCCCAAATGTTATATGTGCTTGAAGTGTTTAATTCAAGAAAAAATTCTATTGCAATAACGGGAGCTGCATTAGTAACTGTTACATCAAATCTTTGCCATTGGCTTGTTAAAGTTTTTGTTGATGTTGTAGTTGTAACACTATTTAATCTCCCATTCATAACAAATGTCCCACTACCTTTTGCATATATTGAAAAAGTATAAGTGTTTCCAACAAAAGTACCTGTACGTACTTGGTATAAAGTATTATTATTATTTGAAACATTTAATGTATCTGCATTTTGTGTTCCGTCGGGACTTATTACATTGTTTGAAGTAACTGTTAAAGCTGTGCCAAATTTATCCCAAGCAGCGTTATCAAATTGTTCACTATATAAAGTTAAATTTGTTCTCTGTGGCTCTACCAATATACTCGGACAACTTCCATTAGTGTAATCAATACGAGGTACGTTTAATCTATCAGTTGTAGGGAAGTATTCTTTTGCTGAAGTTCCTGTTACTAATTGACCACCCCAAATATATAAACTTTGCCCACTACCTACATAAACAGGAATGTTATTGTTTGCTAAAGCACCTGTAAAAGTAGCCCTGTTACTTGTGCCAATTATTGGGAAGTATGCTAAAATTCCTGTTCCTAAAGTACCTGAAATTATGCATCTATACCAACCATTACCTGCATTTTGAATTGAGGCATTTATTGTAGCAGTTCCGTTATTTTTTGTTGCAGTTATAGTTCCTGTTTGTAAATCAAAAATAGCACTAAAAGAAGCTGAACTATCATTAACAGATGTTATACTTAAAACTAAATACCTTAACGAATCTTGTTTTGCATAGGTTGAAAAAGTCCTTGCTGTTGAAAAATCACCTGTAAAAGATTGATAAATAATATGTCTATCATTTGTGGAATTGTCTGTAATTATATCAGCACTTAAATTTCCATCAGGCGAAATTAATTGATTTGCTGTAATTGATGAATTTTCTTTTCCCCAATCTGCATTATCAAATTGCTCAGAATAAGTAACTAAATTATAAGGCACTATTTCAACCAATCCCGCAGAATTAACTCTCGTTGCAGTCGTTGCTCTTGTTACTACCAAATCTCCACTACCATCAGTAGGTTTTATCGAATAAAGTTTGTCTTCCTTATACGCGTTCGGCGTTATACAGAGTGAAGCACTATCAAATAAACTCATATTATATTTTTTTTAAATTAGTTTTATTTTTACAATAACCATTTAACATTGCTGATAAAGAAGTATATTTTATATTGTTTTCTTCTGCTGCAATTTTCATTGTATCGTATATTATGTTTTTTTCTGTATCAATAACTTTTATTGCTGAAGGATTTTTACCGCCTTTAACTGCATTACTTTTTTTTATTAATGTTTCTTTTGTAAATATCTGCAATGCTCTTTTTTCTTTAATTATTGCTTTACTATATTCACTATGTTTTTTACCTTTAAATGTACTTTCTTTTCCTTTTTTAGATTCAGATATTTTTTTACAATGTTCTTCACTTCTAATATAATCTAAAGATAATGTTCTAATTCCTTTTCTTCTTTCTGATATTTTTTTTCTAACGCTTTCAGTAACATTTTTAGTACCTTCACCACCATCAGTTAAGTTACATAATACGCCTGTTTTGTTATCTTTTCTACCATATAAGCTAATTAAAAAAACTTCTAATTCAATAGCATCTTCAAAAGATAAATTTTCAGCTAAAACTTCAACATAATATCCGTGTTTGTCAACTATGTTTTTCCAATATGAACTTCTTTTTGTTTTAGTATATGGTCTTGAATTATTGCCCATTCCAACATAAAAAACAGTATTGTTGTCTTTTGTTATATGTCTATAAACACACTTATCAAAAGATAAACTCATATATTTTCTATTGTATTAATTAAACATTGTTTCGCCTCAAACGTTCCACCATCAGCAGTAACCCTTGCTATGAAATCTATTACTGCCTCTATTTCGTTTCCTAATATTTCAGTCTCTCCAGAGTAACTTCTACCATAAATAGATCCCCACCCTATAGAGTTATTAATAGCACCCTGTCCGAATCCTATCGAGTTATTATTTACCGCTTGTCCCCAGTCTATCGTGTTTGCCATCTTTTGATTTTTTTAATTCTAAATACTTCTGGAGCTTTACTATATTCTCCTTTTTAACCTTATACTTACTTATAGTACCCATCCCACAAAATTAGCTTTAGTATCCGGAAACATATCTGCATTAGCATTAGTAAAATACTCAGGGTATTTCTGACTAGCATATATTCCCATATAATCTATAAATCTTCTAGAGTAAAACTCTGCAAAGTTTCTATATTTCTGAGTTAAGAAATCTATCTCCTCTTTACTAGGGATATCTCCCGTATCAGTACGATGTTTAAATATACCTCCATTCTTAATAGTTACTCCGGCAAATGGTACATAATCCACCATAGCAAAGTTAATAAGCATAGGTTGTATATATTCATTTAATAAGAATTGATAGTCAGCAGGTAGATCATCATTCTCGATATCCTCTGTTATTTTATCATATAATTTAGTGCCTAAATAGTTCTGTATATGGATCTGCTGTGCAATCTTAACGAATTGTAAAAATTCATTATTATCCATATTACCATTGATTATGGTATTTCTTTTTATATCCTCAGGCGTTACAAATAGTATCATATATTTTTAATTTAAAAATGCTTTATTAGGCATATCAATAGGTCTCTGTGAAACTAAAGACTCATTCTTTACTACATATCCATACTGCTCAGCTTTTAATCCTGCTATCCTCTGAGCATTAGGACTATTAACATCAATATTAACTCCCTCAAAGCTAACATACACTTGCTTATTCCACCTATGATGGCAGGCAGCACCGCCTTTATATAACCAGACATCCACAAAAGGAGAGCCATTAGGACCTAGTCCACCGATATTACCATCTTTTTTAATTCTAGTCTCATTTACTATTTGATCATTCATTTGTAAGATATCCTCTTTTCTGTAGATCTTATTAGCATTAATCATCTTAGAACAAAACTCTCTACTCTTATCAGTAGTCTCTCCGGCATATTTGTATCTAGTTATAAATCTAGCTCCATTAATAATCTCATCCTGAGAACTAACAGAGTTAGGTCTAGCTGTACCTGTTTTCACATCCTTAGCAAACTCCATTTTTTTACTTAGCATTTCATTCTCTAGATCATCATTATCATAATCTACATCGAACTCATCTACTAAAATCCACTTCTCACTAGGCTCCTCTCCTAACGCTATTAACTTCTCAGCTATCTCATTATCAGAAGAGCAGCTTATATGGTTACAGCTTTTTTTTTTACTTAACTCTACTCCTGTCTCCTCGATAATTTGCTCCTCAGTTATAGCATTCTCTAAGTCTGTAAACTCTAAAGGCTGTAATGTTTTAAAGTATAGTTTTAAGCTAACTTCATTAAAGGCTAATATCTTATTAAGGTTTTTAATAATAAGGTCCTGGAAAGGTCTTATAACTACGTTATCCATAAGGATACTAGCAGTCTTTAACTCATCTGCATTATTACCTAACCCTGTTTGATCTTTAATTCCTAATAACATAGGACTAACTACCCTGTGAGCTAACATAATTTTAGTAGTACTCTCAGTAGATAAAAATTGATATTGATTATGAGCATCTGATAATTGAACTGCATCTATAGTAGCTCTCTCCTCAGGCTTATCATTAAAAGCTAAAATGAATCTACCCGCATTACTAGTGCCTCCATACTTTCTCTGTACATCCTGCTCGATCTGAGCTTGCATATCCTCATCCGGTATACCATTATTGAAGTTAATAAGCATACTAGGAGCCAAACCATTTAATATATTATTTAAATGATAGTTAGATATCTCTTCCTCCAATTCAGCGTATTGTAACCCTCCCTGATAATCCGGCGGTGCATAGTAATAAAACCCAGCTTTATAAGGCTTAATAAATAATATCTCACTCCCCGAGTTACTAGTACCAAAAGCAGCTATAGGAGTAGGCTTATCCGACTTCTTAAACTTGGACCAATCAGGAAAATAATAATAATACTCTACGATACCATCATCATTAGCCTTACCAGATCTTAAAGTCTCAGCAGGAAAATGCTCTATCTCTACAATCTTACTATGATCTATATTATAAATAACCTGGATAGCAGCATTACCTAATAACTTTAAATCACTAGCTACCTTTTGGATACACTCATCATCAATTAACATTCTAAATTGTGCGTATTCCTCAGCAGTAGGATTAATAGCATCTATACCTCTACCATAGATCATTTGACTAATACCATTTATACAGGCATTGTTTGTAGCTGATCCATTATATCTATCGATCAAATGCTGATAATAATTATTATCCTCTCCATATCCTACCCATTCAGTACCTCTAACCTCTGTAATAACAGGCGAGGTATAAGTAGACATTTGCACGAATCTTAAGCTAGTTTTACTCATATTAAATTGTTATATATTCATTGTTATAACTAGTATCACTAGTGTAAACATTTTTGTTTATATCATAGACCACCTGATTAGTACAGAATACCTTATCCTTAAATATAACATCATCCCCATAAGAGATAGTAATATTATAAAAATTATCTTCTTTTAAATCGAATACAGCACTGATATAATAATTATCATCTACTATATCTACTCCAGGAATAATATTAGTCTTATTATTAGTAGTCTCATTCTCTAAAACTAATAAGACATTAGTCTCATAAGCTCTAGGTATGCATATAAAAGTTTGCTCCTCTATTGTTTCATTCAATACTATCATATACATATAACGTTATTATTTTATTTTTTGCACAAAAAAAAAGGATAGCAATTAAGCTACCCTCTCTCTTATATTATTTAATCCTTATTATGCAGGATCAATATTAACATTCTCTAAATTAGCACTAATAATAGTACTAGTTACCTGGTATGGGAAAAATGGCTCAGACGCTGTCAAAGCTAGGGTATAGCCTGAGAGGTCGCCAAATGCGGCCCCAGTGGCAAATGTTCCACCTGTAGTATCACATCCTCTAGTAACACCTACCGAGTAAAATTTTCCGTTGTTATCCTCTACGAAAACGTGAGGTCTACCGATAATAATATTATTTAAAGCCTCAGTAGTATCAGCATCTAATTTATTTAATGTAACGTTAAGGGCTTGCTCATAATAAGTAGTACCATTATCAGCAGACTGAGTAACGGTTACCTCTAAATTATTAGCTCCTCTAACTTCATATCTAAAGATCTCAGGAGTACCTGCAATAGCAGTTAACTCTCCTCCAGAAATTGTAAGGGCTCCTAGCGTACCATAGTCAGCAAAATAGATATTTCTAATTCCGCCAACGTTGTCTTTACACGCTAATAACCTCCCGGTTGAAATTCCACAAAGCATATATTTTTATGTATTAAAGTTAAAAAAAAAGGGAGGAGTTACCCTCCCCTATATAATTAGTCGCAGTTAACTAATACAATCTCGTTACCGAAACCTACTTGCGTACCCTGAGACCATCTCATTATAAATCTTACATTTTTGCTGCCGTCAAGCGGAGCCATATCTAAAACTCGGCACTCATTCAAATTATCTAAAAGTCCAATTCCGAAATACAAGTTAGATTTTCTAGCTAAAACTACTTTGCTAGTCAACTCTCCAGAAACGAAGATTTTAACACCATCAAAAGTTAAGCTCTGAATTCCATTGTACCACATTGTACCCTTACCATCAACACCATTAGCACCTACTCCATTAGCAGCAAATCCACCTAAAGCTCTTACATAAGCCTTATAAGCATCAAATCCCATATAGAAAGTTAAATCCTCTTTCCCATATACGTTAGATGGCAATAAATCTAAAGCATCTCCTAAAGTATCAATAATATTAGCAGCAGTTAAAGCACCAGGATTCAATGAATCATCAGCACCATCAGCAATCGCCTGAGAGATTAAGCTATTCCATACAGTAGTTTCAGTAGCATAAGATACTTGCTCTAACATATTAGCAATAAAGAAATCAGTAAAAGTTTGAGGTAATGTATCAAATGAAGAGTAGCCCATAGAAACAGCTTGCCAATCTTCCTCGAAAGGAGTTTTACATAAAGTTAAGTTAACTTGTTTCTCAGTTACTTCTAATACTTTCTCTGTTAACGTTACATCAGCAGTATCGGTATAATCACAAGTAGCATCTGCAATAGTAATTACATTAGCTAATTTTTTTAATACTGATTTGGATTTTACATTTGGCATAATTGTAATACCCTCCTCTTTTAAAGTAGGAGCTGATAATACACCCGCAGCGATATATTTACCTGCGAATTCACCTGCATAAGTTGTAGTAATTGCAGGCTCTGAAAAGTTTTGTCTTGTTAAGTTGCTCATTGTTTAATTAATTTAATTTTTCAAAAATAGTTTCTAATACGTTATTCTTTTTGTTGTTTGATAATTTAGTAGCAGTTTGTTTAACTTCTGGAGTATGAACTACTTTGCTCATCTTAGTCTCTTTAGCTGTCTCAATTTTCATTTTAACATCCTCTAACTGAGCTCTCATCTCCTCTAACATTGGAGCTACAACGCTAATAACAGCATCGATAATCTCCTGTTGACTTAATGGTGCCTCTTCCATTACTTCCTCTTTAACCTCTTCTACTACAGGCTCTTCCTCTACTACTTCTACAGCAGCTGCCTCGATCTCAATTTCTTTTTCTACCTCTACCTCAGCGATAAGGTCGATAATACCATCCTCAGCTACTACTAACGTTTTACCGTTTTCTAGCTTGTACTCTCCTTTTTCTAAAGGCTCCGGTCCGTTTTCTGTTACAATGTAAACAGGCATACCTGGCTCAAAGCTCTCAGCCTCCAGAATCATACCATCCATCAATTTCTCCTGAGCTAATTCAATCTTAGCACTTAATAGAGTCTGAATGTTTTTTAATAATTCACTTGGTTTCATAAAATAATTAATTTATCAATATAACGTTAATAACTTAAATTTTGCATTTTTAATACTTTAGTGTACGCTGAATAAAATAGATAACATCGTGAATATGTCCATTGTGAGACGCATCCATTTTAACCGATAATCCATTAGCAACTACAAACTCATCAGCATAAAATTGAAAGGTCTTAGCAAACGTATGATCTTGATTAGCACCCTTAGGGAAAGTAATCGTATCTCTAACTCTATCATAAGGAGTACCATTACCACTCTCTAAATATAAATCCATATATCCATTACCATTACTAATCTGAGCTTTAAAGGCAATAGTAATAATATATACATCATCTATATTCTCTGCTCTTAATTCATTACTAGAATAGAAAGTAAAGTCTGTATTATCAATTATATTACCTGCATTATTAGGTACTGTAAAGGGAGCAGAAGTAAACGTATAAGGACTACCCGCTGTATATTGTGTATCATCATATCTACCCCATCCAAAGTTAGCACCGGATATAGTATTAATAGCTATTTTTTTAGTTACTCCTCCCTGTACTATAGGCAATACCTCTGTCCCTGTAATACTACTAGCTAATGGTAACTCGCTTATTCTTTTACTCATAGTGTTATATCATTATAATTTTCAGTTAATATCGTTTCTTTATTCTCAGTTAATAGATAATCTGCCTGTCTCTGAATAGGACCAATACCTTGCTCTCTTAAATCTCCATTACAGCACTTAACATCATAGATATCCTTATCGATACATAGACATCCTCTTTTACCTCCTTTAGGACTAGACCAACTAGGGATATAATTTTTATTATTTGCCATAAACTATAGCTTTTAATAATTCAGCTTTAATACCCAATAGCTTTAATCCCGCCTCTATCTCAATAGACAACTCAGTATCCTCATCATTATGTTTCTTATCAGCAAAATATCCCTCTATACTGAATCCTTTTACCGTACCTGTCTTAACAAATTCCTCCCATATAACCGGATTATTAACTTTAATAGTACCTACCCAAGTTCCCTCAGGTAGATCCATACCATAAAGATTAGTTTTATCGTGCTCTTTACTTTCGATAATCCAACTCTCCACTAAGGTTAATCCGTTAATATCCTCTCTATGTTCAAATGTAGCATTGTTTTGATATCCTCTCTGAGCATATAACTCCATAGCTTTACGAATAGTCTCTTTAGAGAAATATACATAATACTCTCTATCTCCATCCTTTCTATAGATTTGTTTATTAGGTATTAATAACGGACCAACTAAGATACGCTTATCCTCATCTATACTCTCAAACTTATACTCCTTTTGCTTAGATAATGCTATAAAGTTTTCCTCTATAGCCGGGCTCTCTACTATACTAATAGCATCTACTCCGCTAAGCTCTTGGCTCTCATCTATGATTAACTCTATTATCTCTCTTGTTTCCATATTATATATAACGTTAGTTTTTTAATATTTGTCTTATCCTCCTAGACTAGCATTCTGTACGATAGATCTATCTAAAGCCTGCTGAGTGGTAACTGAATTAGCCACTACATAAGCCTGTACCGGTTGCTGCTGCCCTAATGTTTGAGCTATTTGATTAACACCACTATTCCCTATAATATTAAAACTAGGAGCTGCTGCCGGAGCTGTACCACCTGATCCACCGCCTCCAAGACTAGGAGCCCCTCCTGCTGATCCCTTACTCTTAGGAGTCTTAACAGCTAATATTTTCTTAACTTGTAACAAACCTGTAGCACCTGTTATAATAGCCTGAGCAATAGCATAACCAGGAACAGGTACATTAGAGAAAGCAGCTAACTGACCTGCTATAGCTGTGTAAGTAGATATCGATGCTGCTGCAACGGCTGCTATTTTGCCGGCTGCTGTACTAGCTCCTAACTCATCTGCCGCTAGACTTAACCCTCCGGCTACTGCATCTAACATTTTTAATTTATTCTCAGCCTCTAATTTAGCTATCTCTTCTTTAGTCTTAGCTGCTGCCGCCTCTGCTGCTATCTGTTCATCTAGATTCTTTACTATCTCAGCTGTTTTCTTAGCTCCAAAATCTTTAAGATCACTTAAGAGATTCTCATTATTTGCTTTAGCTATATCTCTACCCTTAGCTAATATCTCACTTTGTTTATTAAGATCATCTAACTGAGTATTCATAGCTTTCTCAGCATCTGCCTTAGCTTTATCGCTTTTAGCTTTAGCATCCGCTGCCGCTTTATCTGAGGCTGTTTTATCTATATTCTGAATAGCTAATAAATTAGCATCTTTTTGTGACTTTAATACCGCTAATGCTTTTCTTTGCTCTGCTATAACTTTAGCTCCCTCTGCTGCTGTTTCTTTTGGATCAAATACAAATGATGATAATCCTTTAAATACCTTATCCTCTAACCCGAAATCCTTACCTAATGCAGCACCTACAGCATCAACTGTCTTTAAGATCATTGTTAAAGGTAACGAAAGGAACTTTAAAACACCGGCTAATATATCCTGGTTTCTTTTAGCTGCCTCAGTTTGAGCCTTAGAAGTTGCAATACTATTTTCTAATTGTATCTCTGCTGCTTTAATGATCTGATCAGTCTGAGATACTTTCATTTTTAGGATATCTTTCTCCGACTTACCCTGTAATCTTAATGAATTTTCTTGTAATGAAAGGCTATCTAATTTTCCCTTTTGGATATTAAGGTTATTTTCAGAATCAGCATTTAATTTCTTTTGCTCCTCACTAACACCGCTAACAGCACTCTTAATATCATCCCAATAAGTAACTACAGCACCTAAAGCAATTAATAAAAGACCTATTCCTGTAGATCCAATAGCTGCTTTAATACCATTAAACGCATTAACCGCTACAACCTTTAACTGTTGAAAGCTACGACCTAAGTCCTCTAGTCCTTGTAACCCCTGAGCCAAAGCCATAGCACCCTGTAATCGTACCATCGTTTTTTCAAACTCCTCAGACTGAGCACCCGCTAAAGCCAACGCTCCCTGTACAGCACTAAAACCACTAGCAACCGCACCAACTGCCTTAGCTGTAGCATTAAAAGCACCCTCTCCCTTAAAAGCCGCGATAGCATCATTACTATCCTCTATCCTATCTTTTAAATCTGCTGCTCTCTTTGCTGCCTCAGTAGCCTCTTTAGAAGTTACTCCATACTGATCTCCTAATCTTTGTACCTCTAATGCAGCCTCTTTATATTGCTGCTTTAAAGACTTAACTACTTCCTCATTCTTATTTAAGGAATTGGTTAAGCTATCTATACTCTGATTAGCCTGTGAAGAGTTAACCTCTATTTCTATAGTCTTAGTTATTGCCATTTACTATCTCTTTTAAATCTCTTTTAAATTCATTCCAACTAGTAGCCTTTCTATATTTACCCTTAGCGATATCTATATACTCATTCTCTCCGTACTCTGCGTATTGTAACGCATCTAATATAAATCTAAGCATCCTGTACTATTATTATTCTATCATCTAAATTACTTACTATACTTGCAATACGTTCTATCCCAGATACATTTGCTTTTATTTGCACATCAACGTAGGTATCCCCATTTGTTAACGTTGTTATTAATCCCTCAGGATCAGATTCTATTGTCCAAATTAGCGGGTTAACTGATGTAGTATTAAAACGTAAAATTTGAACTGAATTGTCAGTTGTTCTTATTGTACTATTATTATAATTAATACTTCTAAAATCCTGGATCAATTCCATATCTGTCTCAAACGTAGTTAGATCTGTAGTGTACTGATTAATAACATACCTCTTATCTCTAATTACTATCCTATCATTTAACTTTAAATTCAGCATCTCTAAATAAGGCAATCTCATCTTAACCTTTACTAACCTAGATTTTAAACTATATAAGTTATTCAAATACGCTAAATAATAATTAGCAAATAAAGTGCTATAAACGTTTACAAAATATACAGTACTAATTTCAACCCCCCAATTTATCGTGTTAGTTTGGTTTCTATTTATATTAACATCAGCTCCGAATATATTTGCGTAATTAAAACTAATAGGAGTGTTTACACCATCACTAAAATACCAGTCAACATCAAACGGCTGCCCACCTGTAAAATATAAAATAACTCCTTTAGGTTTAAACGGTTTTAAATCAGGTTTAAAGGCATATCCTACTTGCGGTAAAGAAGTAGTTGTAGTTGTATTATCCCAATTAGTAAATAATAAATTCTCAAATGGTAACTGAATTGTGTAATCACTACCGTCGTTAAAGAAAGCATAATTTAAATCACCATATTCACGAGCATTTCTATCGTAAAAAGATCTATTTAAAATACTTTCGTTTTTTTGATATTTAAAATCTATTTTCTTATATGGCTTAACTCTATTGTATTCAAAATCAGTAGTTGTATATCCGCTAAAATCTTTTATTTTTCCTAAAAAATACCAATTCTCTAACTGCTCTAATGTGAAATTAACTCCATCTGTACTATATGCAGTAAGATTAAACATTTTTAACATACCACTAAAGAAATCACTTACTTTCATATCTGGTGCAGTGATCGCTAAATCCATTAAGTTATTCATAACTATTGAGCCACTATCACTAAAAGTAGTTATCAAACCATCGGTAGGCTGAATTGGGTTACTAACAATAAATTTATTTGCAGTATAAGTATAATTAAAAGTAGGAGTAGATGCAGAATATGCTTTTTTAATTGTAAAAGAAAATACTCCTGTACCTGTTTGTGTACCTAAAGTATAGCTTATTGAATCAGTAACACTTTGAACAGATCCAAAAAATACATTATCTTTATAAACTGTTAGTGTCATATCAAAAGCTGTAGCACTTGTTACATTAACAGTAAAAGTTCCACTATCCTCAAAACCTACAGCAGTAACAGTATTATCATCAGCATTAGCATAAAAGTTACCATCATTCTCGGTAGCTTGTATTTCTATCCTACGCTCAGCACTAGTCATAGTGTACGTTTCAGCCTCACTATTTTTTAGCCATAAATACGCTTTTGTAAAACGATCATCAGTTAAAAATGCACCATTAAAATTAACTCCATATCTAGTTTCAAAAGCATTAAGTATTAAAGGCAATTTTATTGCAGGGAATAACTCGTTATAAACTATTGGATAACTACTCGATGTAGGTGCCTCAGGATCAGCTGCTGCCCAAGTTCTTTTGCTACTAATTAAAGGAAACATTACATCGGTTTGTGAAGCACTTAAAGGTGTTGTAACTAACTCCTGTACTAAGTCCCCACTATACGAAACTGTATAATCATTTAACTCTTTTACATCCTGTAATTTCTCATCACCGAACTTATCCATTAAACTCTTTAATTCTCCATAGAAAGTTAGCTTATAATCCTCTACTCTGTTATTCTTAATAGTAGCTCCCTCTAATTGCCATCTCCCTGATCTAAAAGTCTGAGTATCTATTTCAATATAACCTGGATATCTTATTCTCTGATCATATGCATTATCTATACTATTCTCATACCAATGTCTAAAAATCTCATTATTATTCTTACTAGCCGGAATCGTAAAGCTCTGTGAGTAATCTGTAAAGACTTTTGATATATCGCTAATATTTTGTACAGAACTTGTAACACTAATTTTCTCATCATTAAACAACTCAATTCTATTATAAGTATCTAAAGTATCAAACGCACCTCCTAGACTTTCTATGATATCCATACAACAATCAGCTGCCTCAAATACTCCGCCATCATTACTAACTCTATTCATAAAACTAGAGAGAGTAATAGCATTAGCATTTTGAAATTTAGGAGTCTTTATATATAGAGCTACTTCCATTTACATTATATCATTAATTAATCCGAAAGCATATTGGAAGTCTATAGTATAATTTATATTCTTATCCTTAATATAAGTTTTCTTATCCATACTCTTAGACTTAATCGTAACCGGCTTATTATCCAATAGAATAGTCTCACTAAGCAATAGGTCCTGGATCAATTCAAAATAATTCTCATCTACCCATCCGGTATTACATTTTATAGTTTGCTTACCCTGATTATTAAATACTTTATTAACCCCTAGATAAGGATCATAATCTACATTAGAGGGCATCAAATTGAATTCCTTATACTCAGTATCAATTAACTCGCTAGAGGCTTTAAAAAACGTTAAGAATTGCCACCCTCCATATCTATTAATATAGGTACAGGTTATCGGAGTATACTTAGGCTCACATACCTCCTCACTATTAAAGGTAAAAATATTAGCACCACCATCGTATCCTAAAGTATATGGATCGTAATCATAAGGTAGTTTCCATATTCCCTCGCTTACAGTAGTAAAAAATTCTGTCGAGTGAGATGATGAATATTCAAAAGTATCATTTTCTTCTATCCAAACATTTATATAATTAAAACCTGAGAAAGTTGTTAGATTAATATCAATATTTACTAATGGAATTATTGTATCAGTATTATTTTGATTATAACCTATTGAGTAATTAGTATATCCATTTAAACAAACATAAGTCTCATCCGCTACCTCTTCCCCATCTGAATAAGAAACTACTCTCATATAGCACCAGGTATTAACATCCTCCTCAGTAGGTACCGATACAGTAGTGGTTTTAATAGGCTTTATAAACTCTAACGCATAGTTAGATATATTCCAACTTAATACAGGCTGATTAGCTGTAGGTATATCCTTAGATAAGGTATAATTAGGATCAATCGGCTCTGTACTATTTTTATTCCATATATATAATTCTATACTACCGGATAATTGATTCGGCTCATCTATCTGTACAAAATACGGACTCCTTACAAATATTTTTTTCATTATTTCTTATTCTGTTTTATTACAAAATTAATCATATCATCTGCATCCTTAAATAAGATACCATCTAACTGCCCCTCTAATTTTCTATACTCTTCCTCAAATGGCTTAGTAAAAAATAAACTAGGCTTAATACCTTTGTTAAAGATAGATCTAGCTATTAAAAACTGAATAGACTTAGCAAACCCTACGGACTTAATAGATCTACCTCTAAACTTTCCTCCTGTATCTCTAGGAGCTAACCCTCTTCTTACTATCCACTTATCTAAAGCCTTAGGCGGAGGCATCTTATCCTTATACGAATATGGAGTCTGATATTTAACCTTAACCCCTGATACTCCCTTATCTATGAAAGTACCGTAATCCTGCATCTCAATACTAAACTCTATACTATTATCCGATATCTTAACCGGACTACCTTTAATAGAATTATATAAACTTCCTGAGGCTGACTTATTAGAGTTTTTAAGATTAGCTTTAGACTGCTCTACCACATTATCTCTTAACTCTTCTAATGCCTTTCTTAAGTTCTCTAACTGCATACTGATATATTATTAGCTACATCGATATTAATAGTAGTAACCCATCCTGCTAATAAGTTTTCGTATCGGTCCATAAAAGCCTCACTACTCGCATCTCCATTTAATTGGAATCCATCTCTACTAATACTACCTCTTTTTACTAATTGAACAAACTCATTAATAACAGCTAACTGAGTATTATATACATAATGTAAATTATCATTACCATAATACTGATCTATCACAGGATCTTTAGACTGATCTACTATATCCATATTCATTATACTAATTGAATAGGTAATTAAGTTCTCAGAGTGAGTAGCTGTATTAACCTGGATATGCGTTAAAGGGAATATAGTTTGCTTGTTTAAATCTATCTCGAATATATTACCATAGGTAACAGTATTAACATAAGGGCTATTATCAAAAGCCTCTCTCATCATATCCGTAACCTTATAAAAATTCTGTAATCCGTAGGTATTAGTTATCATTTCTTAAAATTTTTTCTTAATTCATTTGCATCTAGCTCATCTAGCTCAGATTTGTAACATAAAAATAATAGGCATTCGTGTATATTCATTTTGGCTACATATCCATACTTTGTAATGTCTCCTCCACTAAGTCTGTAAAGTGAGTTATACCAATTCCATTTTGAACTAAATTGAGCTCTAGCTGAAAATCCTCCTTGACTGCCTGTGTCTGCAAATATCTCAGGGTAGCTTTTGAAAGTTCTTTCCCTAAATTGCAAAAAAAAACTAAGCTACTCATTACAGCATCTAAAGGCATATGTTTCATTACCTCCCAATACTTTTTGATCTCATAGTCCTCTATGATATATTTTGACTTATAAGATCCTGTCTGAATAGGTCTATATAACACAGCCATAGCTATATGGATATTCTCTATACTAGATATATTAGTATCGATAGTAGTATACTCATCAAAGGTTAACTCATCTAGATTAGTAACGAATCCGAATTTTTTATCTCCTAACTCGAATCCCTTAACTAGATCAGGCTTTAAACTTAATAAACTATTAAGATGGTCTACTATACCTTTGACATCCTTATACTTAATATTAACTACCTCAGAATAGGGTAGGTAACAAAAGATCTCTATCATCTTTAACTCCAGGAATACATCAGCATTTTCTATATCTTTATTCTGCTCATATATCTTTATATACTTTTGATATTGCTCTAAAGTTATCTCTGATAATGTAGCCGGAATTTTAATACTTACTTTCATTCTTAATCATTTTATATATAACGTTACTACCTAATACTTTGTGAACAAAAAAAGGTAGCCATTTCTGACTACCAATTCTTAACCAACTTTAACTAATTTAAACCTAATTTTAAATTTAATATTTTATATAATTCTAATACTTTATTTGTTAACTCATCATTCTGTTTGTATCTATCCTTACCGGTAGTCTTCTTGCCTCTATCATTAATCTCGATCCTTACATAATTCACTTTCTTTTTACCATCGAAATAACTCTCATCTATAACTACCGGATATATAAGGATACCATTACTGAGACATACGCTCATCGCTTTTAAGCTCACGATATATCAAATAGAAAGTTAATAAAGCAAATGCAATCTGTACTAAATAATCATTACTAGCCATCACTATACTAGCTGATAAAATTCCTGTTATTGTTCTCATAGTCTTATTGTTTTAAAATGTATTCTTTAATTTGTTCTAGTTTCTTAATATGATAAGCACGCTCTGATACTTCAGCTAAGGATATCAGTATCTCTATCTGATCTAAAGCAACCTGTTTTTCTAAGTCTTTAATCGTTTCCATATCTTTTAGTTTTAATATTACTCTACAAAGATATAAACAATTTTTTAATAACCAAATATATTTTAAACTTTTTTTTATTTTTTTTTAATCTACTATTCTCAATAGCTCTCCATTCTTATCTAATACCTTATTAACTGAGAATATCTTATCCATTCCATTTAGTACATCGTGAAAGCTACCTAGTTTAAATATCATATTGAATTCCTGGAATCCTAGATCTCCTCCCTTGTATTTATAATATCTATAAAAGAAGTCTGAGCTAAACGATCCTGTTTGTCTTAATCTTATATAATCACTTCTTAGATTATCGAACTGCATATCTCCCATAATTAGGTCTACTCATTTTATTATACATTACATATCTAATACTATCGATAGAGTGGTTAAACATATCTACTGGCTTATTTAGTATATTACCATTCTTATCCTCTATCCATTTATAGTTTTTAAACTCTTTTATCATATTGACTGATCTACCGGTACAGAATAGATTATATCGTTTCATTATATCGATACCTAGATTAATCTCTTTTTTCTTAGCCTCCTTTATATTCCATCCCATTCTATAAATCTCCTCTATACTTTTGGGCTCAGCATCATCTGCAAATATCTCAGCTCTTCTGTCTATACCCAGAGTCTCAAACTCTTTAACGATATCCGGATTAGTTAATCCTGTTTTATAAATTAACTCATCAAAATAAAGATTATCCCCTGACTGATATATTGCTGAGAGAGTAGTAGGATCATTAGTAAATCCAAAGTCCATACCATATCCTAATAACTTAGCCTCTTTAGGTATCTGATCCACTTCATTAAATCGGAATATCAAAGACTTACTCTGACCTATTTGTCCTAGTCCGTATACATTCCAATAATTCTCATCCGTATCTCTTAACCTTTCGATCTCTTTTTTAATCTGATCATCTAAGAAAGGGTTATCTCTATACGTTGTAATATAAAAATCAGCATCCTCTCTCGTTTTAACCTTATCATATATCCAATGAAACTCATCACTCGGGTTGTAATCTAGTATTATTTTTTCTTTAGTTCTAAATATTAATTGCTGCCAGTCTTCCCAATGCATCTCATTAGCCTCATTAACATACAATAGATCCCTTTTGCGACCTCTAACTTTCTGAGGTTGATCCAATGATATAAACTCTATTAAGTTTCCATTAAGGGAATATTCTGAGCTAGACTTATTATGCCTATCCTCACTATATAAATCATAAGCTCTAAGTATCTCAAAGAAATCTCTCATAGCTGAGGTCCTTAAACTAGGAAAGGTCTTTCTGGCTATTGTAATAGTCTTGCCTCTATTCTCTGAGCAATAACTAAATATAATCCATATAAGGATATTATAAGTCTTACCGGACCTAGTACCTCCCTGCTCTATAGTTATTCTCTTATTCGAGCTATTAAGATGCTTAAATACTACATTAGTCTTTATGTTCATTATCTATGATCTCTACTTTAAAGAAGTTATCAGAATCAGTAACCACTTCCTGTCTCTCAATATATCCTCTAGACTTACCTTTAGTCTTTAACAAAAAGATAGTAGCAGTCGTATTACCATCTTTAATCTGTTTATGTAACTGACTCTCTGCAAAATCTAAAACTATATTCTCTAAATTCTTAACCTCCTTAGAATACTCCGGATCATTCTTTAACCAATTATAGTGAGTACCTCTATCTATGCCTACCTGCTTACAGGCTGTAGTAACCACACACAAAGATTTTTCTAATGCCTCGAGCATCGCCTTTTTTAGTGTTGAATTTTGTGCATTCATATTATTTAATTAAAATCGTTTACTGTAATTCCGTTTCGTTTAATTACTAAATTAGGATCTAATTTAAGCATTCTTTTTATAATAACGTCGCAATACTTCGGATCTAATTCCATACCGTAGCATTTTCTTTTTAATTGGTGTGATGCTACCATAGTTGATCCACTACCTAAAAATAGATCAAAAACTATCATACCTTCATTACTTGAATATTTTAACGCATTTTCAATTAAAGGTATTGGTTTCATTGTTGGGTGTAAATCGTTTTTTTGTGTTCTTGCAAATTCCCAAATATCTTCCTCGTTAAATCTTTCTCCATTAAAAAAATCATTAAATCTACCGTAAACTATTGGCTCGTATCTACTTTTAAAATCTTTACCGCTAAAAATTGCTTGATTTTTCATCCAAATAATTATAGACTTATATTCAATTCCTAAATCCGTAAGTGGTTGTAACAACTGATTCAATGTTTGACTTCCGAAACAAATATAAAAAGCACCTAAACAATTAATTTTAATTTCTTTCAAAATATCACTAATAAAATTATAAAATTGTTCCTCAGACATTTCATCATTTTTTATTTTATCGTGCCTTTGGTTTGCACTATCAGCAGGAGCCTTTTTTCCATTTATCATTTTATTTGACATTGAGCCCTTAAATCCAATATTATAAGGAGGATCTGTAAATACCATATCTGCTTTCTCTCCATTCATTAATTCAGCAACCTTATCGCTATCTGTACTATCCCCACATAACAAACGGTGCTCTCCTATCTCGTATAAATCTCCTAAGACCGTTATAGCCTCTTCCGGTGGTGTACTATCGAAATCATCTTCCTCTGCCTCTAATACTTCGTTGGTATCGAATCCGGTTATATCCAAACCCCACTCCTCTAATAAATCATTATCCCATTCATTAGCTAATAGATCCCAATCCCACTCTCCGAATCCTACATTATCCTTAACTATGAATTCTTTTTTTTGATCCTCTGTTAAGTTCTCTGCTATCTTAATATGCACCTCTTTTAATCCTGCCTCTATACAGGCTTTTAATCTCATATTACCTCCTAAGACTATCATATCCTCATCCACTACTATAGGGCGAAGTTCTAACATTTCTGGGAATTCTTTAATAGACTTTACTAATTTTCTAAACTTATCATCCTTTATGAATCTAGGGTTATTAGTGTTATTTCGAATCTTGCTAATCTCTACTATCATATCTTATTTCATTTATTGATCTTCAAACTCACAATGCTCTAAACAAGCACTACATAAATCATTCCATATATGGTGTCTCTCAGTACCACAACAACTGCTCCAATCTTCCATATCTACTTATTATTTTCTATCCATTCTATCTGCTGCTGCTCTAACCATTTAATCTCTCTCTCGATATAATCTAAAGCCTTTCTCATATCCCTAAGCTCATCATCTTTTTTACCTGCTCTTACTAGGTACTTTACTATATTACCTTTGTTGAAGTTTAAATCATAATCTTTGCAGAAGTCTATTACATCGTAATCTTTTACTCCTTTGTAGTGTATTGGTTTCATAATTTTTCTTTATAAAGCTTATCGATAAAATTCTCTAATTGTTTTGTCTCTTCTCTACCTATTTTTTTAATAAGGTTAGTGATATTAATTGTAGTGTTGTCAAAATAAGCAAGTAATGCTTTTTTATTTTCTTTTGTTAGTTCCATTATATAACGCTGTCTTTTTTATATTTGTTAACAAGTCTGTTGACTATTGCTATAATTCTATTCTTATCATCATCACTTAATATCGTATCTATAACTATATTCAGCTGAGTATTACCATCGATAGATCCTATTAAAAAATTCATTCTATCACTTATATCTCTCCTCCTATTTTTAACTTCCTGATCAAATAATCTAACATTATAATGTACCGTACTATGATCGAAATTCTTACCATTTTTTTTAAAGTAATCTGCTATCGAGTGCAAAGTACCATTATAATACTTTCTATAAATATAACAAGCTGTAGCTCTCGCATCTACTATCTCTAACGTTCTCTTTTTATCAAATATATTAACTCCTGTTACTTTCTCTATTCTATCTGCTACTTTATTGTATTTAGCAAAACTATTATCTATTTTATAATTCTCTTTTATCATTTCTATTCTGTTTGATTTTCAATATAATATACTGCTGCATCATCTATATATTTCGATGCGATTATTACTAACTCGTTATAACTAAAATTATTTAATACATACTTTATAATATCGCTCTTATAAGGAACTCCAATAGCATAATAAATACTATCAGTTATCCTATCATCTAACTCTACCATAAAGCCAGGATCTAACCCTAGACTATCCTCTAAACTATCTCCTCTTTTATTATCTATATTCATATCTCTAAATTAATAGACCATATCTTAACGTTTGGATATTCATTTCTAAATTTACTATATGCCTCATCAAAATCATAAGCCTCGATCTCTCTCTCAATATCTACCGCATCATCATTTTTTTCTGTCCAATAATATACTATAAATTTTCTCATATCTTATTTGTTTTCATATCTCTCTAAAAAAGATTTTATATTCTTTAACTCTTGTTCTATTTGTTCTTTAACCATATTATTAGTCTCCTCTCTAGCCTTTAAAACTAATCTAATAATAAAAGGTAAATCCATAAATAAAGTTTCAGTATTCCAAACTATCTCGAAATTTTCTCCACTTATATATAACTCTCCATTTGACTGGCTCAATGTATGTGTTTCATTTACATAAAGCTGTGTGTGTTTTTTACTCATAATTTTTTCTTTTATAAAGTTCCGTAAATTACATAATCATTAACATCATAACTATCATCCTCTATACATTCCTTATAGATTTGTAAAGCTACCTCTAGCATCTGCTCTCCAGAGAAATAAAAATCCTCCGATACATCAAATATTCCGATATCTAAATTAGCCTTATCAATAGCTATAAACTTGAAATCCTTATACTCTACATTAAATAATTGGCAATAAATATAAACCTGTAAAGCATATCTATACTTCCGAGCTGATAGGTTGAAATTCTTTACATCCGTTGTAGTCTTTAAATCTATTAATCCATTCTTACCTATGATATCAGCCTTAGCTCTAAAAGCATATCCATTCAATATACCTGCCTCAGGTACCTCATACTGAGAGTGAATCAATAAAGACTTAGCAGCCTCATTTCTATAGATCGCATCACACAATCTCTCAGCATCTTTTTTCTCCTTACTAGTAAATACAATATCCCCCTCTTTAACCGCATCTTTGTACTTAATCGTATTCTTACTCTGTACATCCACAAACGTAAAGCTATCTATTTTCTCCGGCTCTAACATCATAGTGTGAAATAATTTTCCATCTCTTAAAGCCTGGCTCTCATCTGATCCATACTGAGTAACATATTTGTAAGTCTTAGGCGAATCCAATAATAATTTTAAAGAACTGCTACTGAAAGCGTTTTTACCTAAGTAACCATAATAAAAAGAATCCTCATACATATTATCTATAAGCTCTTTTTTATCCCATACCTTGTTGTCTAGTGTTTTAATCTTCATCTTTAGTTAAATTTATTTTTACTGTACTAATGTTTTTGTGATTAAAAGAATTGGATCTAATTTTAATCTCTAAGTTAATATGCGTTAATTCCATATCGGTCATAGCATATTTTCTAATCTCATTTAGGACCTCATACCAGGTGTCTTTTGTTAACATAATTATATCTTTTAGTATTAATATGATACAAAGATATTAAAAGTTTTTTAATAAACAAATATTTAACTATTTTTTTTTATTCATTTCTATTAATGATAGTAGCTTTATTTTCACTCAATAAATATACAGCCTTAGATACTTTAGTTTTATCCCACAAAGTCTGCTTAGGTAATCTCAAATACTTAACCTCAGGCATAACCATATCATCTAACCAAAACATATAATTCCCCTTAGCATCATTTACAAAGTAGATTTTAACATATCCCTCCATTTTCATTAACTTATCATACTTAAACTTCTCTAGCATCTTATCCTCATAGTAATCATTCCTAAACTTCATTTCAATAACGCATTTAATACCCTTAGGAGTTATCCCTATCGCATCATAATGATCATACTCCTTAGTTAATTCTAACTGCCATCCATCGAGATTAAGTATATCTACAACTGCTTTCTCCCACTCCTTTATATTTTCTATCATCTAATTTTAGCTTTTGGAGACTTCTCCCAGAACTGATTAATATCATCTATGTATTTCTGTATAGCCTTTCCTTTACATTTGCAGAGCTTTTTATATTTATGATTAAAATACTTTGCGTGCAACTCCATTACCATAAGATACTCTGTATGGTCGATAGTATTCCCTAGCTTGTTTCTAAAGTCAAACCATCTAGTCCAATCATTTTGCTCCATTTCTAAATAAATTATCTAAATTATCTCTTCTTTTATCACATCCACAATCTATCCCTAACCATCCACTTATAGTCTTTACTATAAACTGAATCCCGGTATATTTAAATAATACCTCTAAACTACTTCCTATTTTCATATATCATACTTTTAATCTCTTCCCCATATTGCACCGCTACCATTTTAGTATCTACTCCATTCTTATAGATGCATTGTAAATAAGCAGCTACTCCATTAGCTCGATCTCCAAATACTCTCTTAACTTTTTTTAAATAAAATATATCTATTGCCTGTATCATTTTTTAAATATTTGATCGTTACATATTGCGAATCTTTGGTGTATATCTGGATACTCCTCTAACATTACCGGATCTATCATACAACGCTGTATGAAATCCTTATTATTTTCTTTGTCTTTTTTACTTGGTATCGGCATTATTTTAAATCGTTTATTTGTTTTTTAATTATTTTTATTGCATTTCTCAGGCTCCAGTAGGTAATTTTACTCTCTCTAGATAATTCGGATACTGATTTTTTTTCTATAAATATCTCCTCAAAGATTTTCTTATAATATTCATCCTCATAAATATTACTATTATCGCTATTATACCATCTATTTACAGCCTCCAATTCATTTGAATAGTCTATCTCATTATACTCCTCATCCTCTCTATCTATTCCCTCTATATCAGAGGTATCTAGTTTCTTTTTTCTACAAAAGTCTAGATATAAATTCTGTAACGTTACATATATAAAATAATAATTAACCTCAGATCCATTATACATAAGATCCTTATTATACTTATTTTGATATTCCCATACCTTTATATACATATCCTGTACAAAGTCCTCACAAATATCCTCAGGACATCCAAAGGACCTCAAATATTTTATCCAGGTTAGATGGCTTTTAGCTAATAGTTCTAACATAATATCTTAATAGAAAAAAACCCTAACATAATATCCCATTCCGTAAA